AGAATGTTTGGCTCATCTTATGGTTATGTGGGGTGGAAGTATGAGACCGACAAAGACGGCAAAGCAATTTTCAACGGTAATGAATTAAAAGTCTTAGATCCTAACAACTCAGGGCTAGATCCTAACTGTACTCATGTCAGAAATGCTAATTGGTTTCAAATGCGGGAGTATATGTTGTGGACTGACTTAGAAGAAGAAAACGAGTATCCAGGAGAGCCTAAATACAAGGGTTTGGGAGAACTCATGGATCTTATTAAAAAAGACATAGCCCAAAATCAAAGAGAGACCGATTATCAACCTCGTAACTTAACGATTAAAGGCTTAGAGGATCGTGTGGGGTATGACAAGTCATTTCCAGTCATAGAAGTTGTAACAGAGTTTAGAAAAGACAGGTGGATTACCTTCTCACCCAAATACAGAGTTATTTTAAGAGACATTAAGAATCCGTATAAACACAGGATGATCCCTATTGTGCAACTTAGATACTATGGATTATTAAATGATCCGTGGGGTGAGTCTGAGGTTGAATCAGTCTTAAGTTTGTTCTGGTCAATTCAGGCTATTTTATGTGGATACCTAGACACAACTAATATCCACATGAGACCGCCACTTAAGATTATTGAGGCTCAAGTCAGAATGGAGACGATCACTTGGGGACCTGAAGCCACTTGGTTGGTCAACTCACAAGACTCAATCATGGAGCATCAGGGGACTGGCGAGGCACTTAAATACTTCCAGACCACCTACTCTGCTCTTAAATCAGCACTAACTCAGGCTATGGGTGAGATGTCACAAGGGACTGGAGGGCTTGATCCCTTCACGCCTGATAAGACCGCAACTGAGATTAAAGCTACTGTTAAACAACAAAACGCTAGGGATGAAGCTAATCAGTCTATTTTATCCGACATGATTACTGACATGATGAGGATGTGGATATCCAACAACCAACAGTTCTTATTTGCCGATCCTGATATGCACGAGTACGTTTTAAGAATCCTCGGCTCTGAACAATTTGATTACTTCAAGAGATCAGGTTTAGATCAAATGACTATACCTGATGAGTCTATGACCTCGATTGCTGAGATTCTATCAATGAAGAACGGTGATGTTTCAGACATGGAGTTACAGCAATTAGTCCAGTCTGCCGAAGTACCTCTCTATCCAGTGGTTGAGAATCCTAATGAGAAAGATCCAACCAAACAAGAGATCAAGCCTAAATTGAGAATGTCACCACTTAATGATAGTGCTGAAATCTCATTGGAACCCGATGATCTATCAGGTATGTATGACTATGTACCCGATGTTAAATCAATGAGTATGGGAGCTTATCAAGAGCAATTACAGGCTTTGAACCGTACTTTTGAGATTATGGTTAATCCACAAGTATTACAAATGTTACAAATGGAAGGAGTCACACCAAATGTCAAAGACCTCGTCAGCTCAATCCTTGAGTCCTCAGGGCTCAGAGATACCGAGCGTTATTTTAAGGAAGCTCAGGCAAGCTCAGGCGTTCAACCGAATATGGCACAGCCAGGACTTCCAGGAGTACCTTCTGCCCTACCTCCGGGTGGAGAACAAATGGCTGGATCCCCGCCAGTTCAAGTCCCAGGAGGAGTTCCAATGGGCGTACCAGGAGAGTTGGGGCAAAGCCCAGGCATACCTGGAATTGGTTAAGCTACTTCAGGACTCAGAGCAAACAGAAAGGATGCTAGGTGAACAAGTCAACAAACGAAACACCAGCTACAAAATTGGATCCACTGCCCGAAAGACTTGATGGTGAACATTCAGAAATAACTTTAGACATGAAGCCCTGCAAACATGATCTTATACCAATCTCATCTACAGAGGTTAGATGTAAGAGGTGTCACGCAGGTTGGAGTGGTCAAGGAGTACTAAAACTTCTAGGAGTTTGACAACCGCTTTTTCATTTAGATATAAGCCCAAAGTAGCCGACTCTGATGCTCAGAGGATAAACCGAGCATGAAACATATAGGCAAATAGAAAGGAGTCTCATGCCTGATGAGACCCAAGAGCAAGAGGTTTCCGCAACAGAAACCGCAGAGGTAGAAGTTCAACCCGAGGTGGATGCTCAGCCCGAAGAACAACAGGAAGGTCTGCCAGACGATGCTTCCGAGCGTACCAAACGAGAGTTTGAGAAACTTAAAAAGCATAACGAGGAACTAGCTCGACAACTGGCAGAGAGGGAGCCACAAGCCCCCCGACCAAACCTAACTGACCCGTATATTCCGACAGTCTCGCCACAGGTACCGCAAATGCCCCAAGCGACTCAGGTTGCGCCCAATCTAACTCAGGCAAGAGTTGATGAGATAGCCAAGCAACTGTGGGATGAAGAGGGAACGATTGACGGAGAAGAGTTACAGCGTAGGCTCGCTTTGGCACAAAATGCTGAAGCCAGAGCCTTAGAGGCAGAAAGGAAAGCTAACGCTGCACTGGAAAAGATTGCTCGATTCGAAGCCGATGGCCAGAAGAAAGCACTCTATCAACAGTATCCAGAGCTTGACCCTTCCTCAGACAACTTTAATGAGGAAGCATACGACTTAGTCCGCAAGGAATTAGTCGACCAACTCTGGCAAAGCGGTACACAAGATGCCGTGAAAGCAGCAGACAAAATGAGCAAGTACTGGAAAGCCAAACCTGAACCTCAACAGACTGAGGCACAACAGGCACGCCAAGCCGTCACCACAAAGTCTGTGTCAGGCAACACCAGTTCTGGTGCATCCAGAGACTATGAAGAATTGCGTAAAGCATCTTTGCGGTCAAAGGAAGCCATGGAAGAACGTATCCGTAGAGCTGGAATATAGTAGTTACGTTCAGGAAAGGATCAAATGCCAATCGGTGTAAGCTCTCATAACGCAACCGATCAGCTAGACAGCGTACTGTCGATACTTAAAGATGTTAGTCCCAATGTAGACAACTACTTGACCACTAACCTTAAAGTATCCGCCCCCGCTACCAACACTCTGCACGAATGGCCAGTGTACAACACTGCCAGACCTACCAGCGTGACTATGGTAATCGAGGGTGCTGACGCTACCATCCAAGATCTCACCACACCAAGTCGGTCTAACAACCGTATCGGAATTGTGGATGAGGTTGTCCAAGTTACATCTACTGATATGGGTATTTCTACCCTAACAGGTGAAGATCAGATGTCATTTCAAAAACGTGAGGGTCTAACAAGACTCAAAGCCAAAATGGAATGGTTGACGATCAATGGTGTCTTGGCGGCTGGTTCGTCAGGTGTCGCTGCTCAAATGGCTGGTATCGAGCGTTCAATTTCTACGCTTATTACTGCTCGTGCATCTGGAACTTCCTTCACTGAAACAGAATTGAATGACATAGTAAACGACTCCTGGAATGAAGTCGGTAGTGCCTATGTCGGCGATACTCTGTTGTGTCCTGTTGTTATTAAGAGACGTGTTAGCACGTTTACCACCAACAACACTCGCAACATTGACGCTTCTGCAAAGAAACTGGATGCCGAAATCCGAGTCTATGACTCTGAGGTCGGACAAACTGTGGCTATCATCCCTCATAAGGATGTTAGAACCACTGCTGGTTCTCTGGCAGTCATGTTGCTTCGTGAAGAACTGTATGCTCACAGCTTCCTGGCGAAAGAGGGTGAACCTAAATGGGTTCCTCTTGCTCGAACAGGTCATGCTGAAAAGGGTATGTATCAGGCACAGTTTACTGTTGTCTCACACGCCCAAAGAGCTTCGGTGCGAAGGACTGGATACAATTCAGGTCTATAATAGACTCGAGCGTATCAAGTATAGCCAATTAGCCACCTTCGGGTGGCTTTTTGGTATTTGCAAACCGACTTTCAATTTGGGTATAAGCCAAGTACTAATGAAAAATATACGGATTGACGAAGTTGATTACGAGATTGCAACAGACGAGGCTAGAATGTTAACCGTTCACCTCGTTGATTTATTTCACAGGCTAGGACTCCCCCAAGATTTAACCGTACACGACATGAATGAGGTAGCGTGGAAGTTTATGGAACGCCTAGTCCAGTTGTGGAAGCAGTTTTTTCCCTATGAGTATCACGATTGGGTAGTTGGTATGGAGCATGAGCTTAAGTACGAGAGACCAATTAAACAAGCGATCAAGGGTGGAGGGTATACGCCTATATCCTATCCAATCAGGTTATACAACTTAATTCATGTGTTTTTCCCCAAATTAAAGATGCAGGACAAGAAGTTTATTAAAAAGTTCTTATTTATCGTACCAGAGTTCAAGAATACCAATTACCGCATATGAAAACACGAGACTTCGGGCTTATCTCAGCATTAAGATCACTGGGTCATAAAGAACTAGAGATTGACCAAAGAAACACTGATAAAGTGTTTTTCCTATTTGATGACACTCTAATCCCTATTGCTGATGATTACTACCAGGACAGATTAGTTGTTATAGCCAGACAGTACCACGAATCACTAAAAGAACTTAAAAGTTTAATTTGGCATATCCGCAGTACTCAAAAAGTAGAAAAACATAATTACAAATGAAAATTAGAGCCACCTTTATCATTAAAGACGACTCAGAACTACAGGATTTCAAGGAAGCAGTAGAGTCTGTCAAACCTTATGTAGATTCATGGCACGTTGTAGCCAATGGTAAAGAAACTGCCCAAATTGAGGATTATACGAGGTCTCAAGGCGGAGATTATCACTACTTACCATGGGAAAAAGACTTTTCTAAGCAGAGAAACTACATTGTTGGCAAATTACCCCACGATACCGATTATTACTTTTGGATGGACAGTGACGATATTCTAATTGGTGGGGAAAACTTGCGGGATGTAGCCAAATTAGGACTTGAGACTAAAAAGGACATTATCTTTTTTGAGTATTGGTATGGATGCACGTTTGACGGCAAGCCTTCACTTAAAACTTTCAAAAAGGTAGACATTACACACTTTAGAGAGCGACTATTAAAACCAGGTACTCATAGTTGGGTTGGTAGGTTACACGAAACACCAATTCCCGCTAAGGATATTAAAGACTCATACGTTAAGGTGTCGTATAAGGATTACCCAATTGCGATTATGCACAAGAAAACTATGGATGATGCCCTATCAACCATGACACGCAATCAGGAGATATTAGAAGAACAGTTAAAAGAGGAGCGAGCCAAGGGAGAGGCTGACCCCCGAACTTTACTTTATTTAATGAAGATTTACTCTGAGCTGACAGATAAGAAGTATTTTGAGGAGTGTTTGAAAATGGGTGAGGAGTACTTAACTAAATCGGGCTGGGATGAGGAGAGGGCAACCTGTTGTGACCTAATGGCGATCTGTCACACTAAACTTGGCAATCACCAGGACTCAATTAAATTACTACATGACTCAATCAGGGAGTTTCCATACTATCCCCTACTCTACATTAGATTAGCCATGGCATATCTTAACGTAGGTAAGCCCAAACAGGCTGAACACTGGCTTAATATAGGTATTCAGTTACCTTTAGAGAAAAGAACGGCGGGTATTACCAATTTACAAGAGATGAAGGTTTTGTCTGCTCAAGTGCTTCTTAAGTTAAAGTACCAGGCTAAAGAGTTTGACGGAGCATTAGCGGCAGCCGAGATTCTAGCCAAAGAGCAACCTTGTGAAGAGAACGAGCAACAGTATTACTTCCTGGAGGATATAGTTGAGTTAAACCAAGCCTGTAAAAAGACTGACGAGTTATTTAAGTATTTAGATTCAATCGGTGATACTAAGGCGATAGTTAAGTCTTTAGAAACTTTACCTTTAGCTATTACCTCTCAACCGTTTGCAGTTAAGTGGCGACAAAGAGTTGTGCCACCTCGGATCTGGAAAGATAATGAGATTTGCTACTTTGCTAATTTTGGCGGTGAACACTTTGAGAAGTGGGATGCCAATTCTTTATCCAAGGGTATCGGAGGCTCTGAGACTGCGGTAATTGAATTATCAAAGGAGTGGGTTAAACAAGGGTACAAAGTAACAGTTTACGGAGACCCAGACCAACCCAAAGAAATTGATGGGGTTAGATATTTGCCCTGGTATTACTTTAATTCACACGATTATTTCAATATCTTTATTCAATGGCGATCAACAGGGCTATCGAGAATTATTAAATGCCGGTGCTTCCTAGTTGATATGCATGATCTATTCAACGAGCAAAACCTGATCGATTACAAGGACTCAGTTGATTTTTTCATGTTTAAGAGCAATCACCACGCTTCACTAGCACCTAAGATTAAAAACAAGTTAGTAGTTAGTAATGGGATCAGAGTATGAGACAGCACAACCTATTCTGGGGATCAAGTTACGATAGGGGTTTAGACATCCTACTGTATATGTGGGGGGATATTCTCAAGGTTTATCCAGATGCTCAGTTACACGTCACTTATGGTTGGGATTTGTTCTTGAAAGTAGCCTCGGACAATCCTGAACGGATGCAGTGGTACAAAACCGTTAATACCTTACTTGGTCAAAAAGGGATTACTCACTACGGCAGAGTTGGTAAAGACAAACTAAAAGAAATTAGAGAAAAGTGTGGGATCTGGGCTTATCCTACCTATTTTGAAGAAATAAACTGTATTACGGCTTTAGAGTGTCAGAACCAAGGTATTGTGCCTGTTGCTATGGCTTTTGGAGCATTAAAAGAGACTGCTAAGTCGGGGATGCTGATTGAGGGAGATATTAAGCGGGTAGCAGTTTACAACGAGTTTAAGAAACAGTTACTTGACCTAATGGGTGATAAGAAACGCTGGAACGATTTATCAGGAGATTGTAGACAATTTGCTAAAGACTACGACTGGTCGGTGATTTCAGAACAGTGGGAGTTTTTTCCTGAGTTTCCTAAACTTAAGATTACAGTTTACACGCCAACCATTAGAGAGGGATTTTGGAACTTAATGGCTAGTAATTTGAGAGATCAAACCTATTTTAATTTTGAGTGGCTGATTGTAGATGACCACAAAGAGGATAGGTCTAAGATTGCCAAGAAGTATGCCAAAAAGTACACGCTGGACATTAAGTACATAAGGAATAGAAAACATAAACGTAAATACGGTTTATCAACTGCCAACAACGTGGCAATAGAAAACGCTACAGGAGAGTTGTTTGTTGCCCTGCAGGACTTCGTTCTTTTACAACCTACCGCTTTAGAAGAACTGGCCAGAGAAAGTTTAAGACACCCAGGAGACTTAATTGCTCCTGTGGATACTTATTACAAGCCTAAGATAAAACCTGATGTATCAAATAAAGAGGACTGGTTTAATGGTGAAACTGAGATTGTAGGTGAGTACATGAGGAAGAACATTAGAATCCAGGGACAAGGATTAAGAGAGACTTCTAATCCCTATGATTTTGAGTTAAATATTGGGGCGATCCCCATGTCTACTCTAAGAGAGTTAAATGGCTTCTGGGAGTTTATGGGTGATGCTTTGGGGTATGACAACACTGAGATAGCCTGGAGGGCTTTACAACTTGGTCACAAGATCTGGATAGATGAGTGGAATATTGCTATTTGTATCGATCATTGGGGAGTGGTCGGGAATAAAGAGGGTGGACTTAACCGAACTAGACTACTTAATGATCCTAGGTACTACTGGTTAATCACCCAAACTGAGGCGGGCAAATTACCAGTCAAAAGAGATGTAAAGATTGATAACAACACATCTTTAGATTACGAGATACCCAAGGAAGTTACTGATGAGGAGTGTAAGGACTGGATTCGTAAAAACTACAAACAGGTTGCAGAGAAATGGTTATAAAGACCAACAAACCACGAGCATTAGGCATTGAGGCAAGTTCAGCGTTCTGGATTTGGAAAGCTATCAATGATTTAGGTCATACCGCCCTTTGTGCAGAGGATACTAAGAAACCTGATTTAGTGTTAAACATAGATGGTCACGCACCGATAGGAAAAGAGCCTGGTGTACCTTACTTCTTGTGGGATTGTGATAGCTTCCTTAAAGCTGGCATATTTGATACCGACTATGACCAGATCTTTATAGGTGGCTCGCCAGAGGATTTAGTTAAGTATCCCAAGGGGACGGTGTTTCTACCCCATGCGTTTGATCCAGATTATCACAAACCTTTAGATAATAAAAAAGGTTGTGACATTGTGTTTGCGGGTTCATTATCCTCTATCTATGAGGAACGCAAGCGACTCACCAGCTTGCTTCATCAACACTTTGGAGTGTTGGAAGTTGAACCAGGACTTGGCGAGGCATATAACCAGGCTTTGAATCACGGCAGGATTATCTTTAATAGATCACTAGGAGAAAAGAATATACCCATGAGATTTTTCGAGGGTATGGCGGTTGGAGCATTACTTCATAACGATACTGGCAATTTAGAGCCTTACGGTACTCCCCACGAACACTTTATCCCTTACACAACAGATGACAACCTCTTATCAAATGCTCAAGAATACCTAAACGATGAACCACGCTTGGAGATGCTACGAAAGAACGCCAGAAAGCACGCATTAAAACACCACACCTATAAACACCGAGTAGAAACTATTTTAAGTTACTTATGAACATTCTGATTACGGGACACGAGGGTTTAGTTGGTACCAATTTAACTAACAGATTATCTAATCATAATGTCTTTGGCATGTCACTGGAGAATGGCTACGACTTACAAGATGAGAAGATGGTGGATAAGGTTGTGGATAACTTCAAGCCAGAGATTGTGTACCACTTGGCCGCCTATGCTTCAGAGGCAATGGGGCAGGTATCACCTGTTGAAATGACCCAGCGTAATATTGGGATATTTGTCAACGTACTCAAGGCAAGTGTTAATGCTGGAGTTAAGAAGTTTATCTACACTTCAAGCGTAGCGGTTTATGGTGAGGCAACCGTACCTTACAAAGAAAATGGCGAGACCGTACCTAAAGACGTGTATGGAGTGAATAAGTTAGCTTGTGAGCAGATATTAAAGATCATGGCAAAGGTCTATAACTTCGAGTATGTAATTTTGAGACCTCACAACATTTATGGTGCTTCTCAGAAAATGGAAGATCCAAGCAAAAATGTAGTTGCTTTATTTATGAGAAAACTTATTGAACAACAGCCGTATATGTTATTTGGTGAAGGTAAGATGAAGAGGGCTTTTTCTTATGTTGATGATGTGGTGGATGTTTTAGTTCAATCATTAGATTTAACAGATGTAACAATGAATGTCGGGTCAGACCATGCTATCTCAATTAAGGAATTATCTGATCTATTACAAGAGATTACTGGATTAAGTGTACCAGTTGAGATGAAGCCCGCCAGACCTCAAGAAATATCTATGTTTCTAGCTGACCATTCTTTGCAAAACTCTTTAGTTACATATAAAGAGACACCTTTAAGAGAAGGTTTGGAGAAAACCTGGGAGTGGGTAAAAAAAAACAAACTTCCAGAAGTAGTAACACATAACAAGGAGATCTATGTTCAATCCAATCATTGATCGAGTCGAGTACGGAGGAGCTTTAATAGGGCAGGAAGAAAAGGATGCCATCAATAAGGTCATAAATAGCCAAGGTGGTAGGCGGTGGACTATTGGTGAGGAATCTGTCTTATTCGAGCAGGAACTGGCAGAGAATACTGGTGTTAAAAGAGCTGTAGTGACTAATTCAGGCTCTTCAGCTCTCCTGGTGGCTATGACTGCTTTACACTTACCAAAAGGGTCAAATGTACTAATCCCTGCGGTAAACTTCCCTACTGCTTTCAATGCAATCATACAAAACAATCTACTACCTGTGGTTGTAGATGTTGACCCTAAAACACTTAATTTATCTTTGGATAGAGTCCAGGAGATGATTGATCAGAATGTTAAGTTTGACGCAGTGATTGCGGTCGATATAGCGGGCAATCCAGTAGACTTGATTGAGTTGAGAAGAATTGTTGGTGATAGAGTTAAAATCATACTAGATAACTGCGATGGTTATGGAACTTTATTAAGAGGTAAATACATTGATTCATACGCTGATATTTCTTGTGTGTCGTTTCACGCCGCTCACATTATCACAATGGGCGAGGGCGGGGCTTGCTTAACTAACGATGAAGAGCTGGCAGATAGGTGTCGCAAACTAAGGGAATGGGGTCGAGCCAGTGGTTCGGATGCAATTTACAAATACCCAGGCTTTCCAGATGACTACCGAGAGAGGTACGTTTATGAAGAGATTGGATATAACGTCAAACCATTGGAATTACAGTGTGCTATGGGTCGGGTGCAGTTGAAAAAAGTTGCACAATTCAGAGAAGCAAGAGAAAAGAACTTCAAATTACTTATGAAGGAGTTTGCTACTATCAAGGGTTTTGATACCGTTTCTTATTTAGAGAATACTGATCCCTGTTGGTTCTCTTTTCCCTTTATGTGTCGAGATCACAAGCGAGGGTATGTAATGGATACTTTGGAGAAAAATAACATAGAGTGTCGAACAATCTTCTCAGGAAACGTACTCAAACACCCTGCTTATAAAGACATAAAGCACCTAGCCTTTGATTTATCCAACTCAGATGATGTGATGTTTAATGGCGTGTTTATCTCAGTCCATCCTAGTATCACGCCTGAGATGATTACATTTATCGGTAAAGTTTTGAGAGAATTATGACAGTTTATTATAGAATGTGTGGCATACCATCAACTAATCCAAGTCCTATCTTACAAGAGGATAAGTTTAAGTTGAATGAGTTGTGCCTCAAGTCGTTTATTACCGCCTACGCCTCTGTGAAGCCTAAAATGGTCTTTTTGTGTGATTACTGTGGAAATGAGTATTATGACCTAATTAAGACCGTACCGTTTGATACAGACAGCCACTTCACCTCAATAGGTATCAATCACACCTGCTTAATGCAATACGACCTAGCCAGAGAAGAAGAGGATATTATTTTGTTTCAAGAGTGCGACTATTTGTATCGACCTGATACTGGTGAGCAGATGGTAGAAGCAATCGAGTCTTTAGGATTAGTAAGTCCCTACAATCATCTCAATTTTTATCTGGATGAGACCATTCATAGTAAGGAAGCCAAATTAAGTTTGGTTAACAATCAGATTTACCGATCGGTAGAACGAAACACTATGACCTTTGGAGTCAGACCAGATATTCTAAGAGATCATTTTGATATTTTTGAGAAATACGGATATTTAGATAATGAGGTCTGGAAAGATTTAAGAGACCAAGGACACACACTTTATGTACCAATTCCTAGTATAGCGACCCATATGGTCAAGGACTACCTTGCCCCACAAGTAGACTGGAGTCAAATATGGAATACTCTGTTGTAGTCTTAACCTATCCTAGAAAGCCTGAACATTTAGAGATGTTAGATGAGTGTATGACTGCTGTTAAAGAACACTCGGGAGAAGCACAGATCATTCTAATTGATAATCACGCACCTCTGGATACTTCTAAATATAAAGGTGTGGTGGATAAGTATGTCAGGATGAAAAGTAATGAGGGTTGTGCGGGTGGGTGGAATAAGGGACTTAAACTAGCCAAGGGAAATTATATTGCTGTTATAAGTGATGATGTAGTTGTTAAACCAGGATATTTAGAGGCGATGAGAGAGGCGATGGATACAATCTCCAGTGCTTTGGTATCTGCACCAGGAGTTGAGAAGTTACCTAATGGCATGGGTTTCTTTGGGATTGAGGAAAACAGAGTTTGGTTTCCTGGATCGTGCTACATGGTTACACCACAAACTTTGAAAAAAGTAGGGTATTTTGATACTCAGTTTGTACCTTTTAACTACGAGGATGTAGATTACTGGACTAGAGTATATAAAGCGGGTGGTAAGTTAGTCAGAAATTACTCAGTCGAGGTAGAACACAAAGAGGGTCAAGTGATTCACTCTATCGAGGGTAACGGAGACATTGATAGCGAGAATAGACAAAAATACTTAAAGAAGTGGGGATTTGACCCCTCACCCATTTTCTACGGACACACTTATTCTCTGTTTCCGTGGGAGAGTTGATAACCGCTACTTATTAAAGGTAAAAGACACTATGGCAGAAATCAGAGAAGTAAATGATAGGGGCGAGGTTGTAGAACAACCAAAGACTGAGGTTAAAACCACTGGTCAGGTATTGGAAGTACCAGCCTTAGATCCTTTAGAAGTTGCTACACATCAAGTATTAGGACTTGAAACAGATAGTGACAAGTCACGATATGACGCTAAGGTTAAAACGATTGTGGAGTGGGCTAAACAAGTTACAGAAGATCACACACCAGAGGGTATTAAGTGGGCGATTCGTGATATGCAGATGAAAATAGGATCACCTAAAGTTGGTGAGAGTTTTATTGATTATCTTCATTCTTACGTGGCTTTAGCTACCCAGAAAAAAGATATTGATAGTAAATTAAAGAAATACAACCCCTATGGCTAATACATCTGGATTCACCGCTAATAAGAACCCCGCCACGACTGATTGGGAAGAACATGGTGCTGCGGGTGATGTGTCTACTGGTAGGAGATTAAAATATACTCAGTCTGTGCCACTGGCAGTTAGAGTTGATGAGGCAAGTGCGACAGTTACCTATGTGGGTCACGCCAAACCTGGAACCGCCACTTCCAGTGCATTGTGGCGAGTCAAAAAGATTGATTCAACTACTGGAACAGTGATTGCTTTTGCTGATGGGGATGACTTATTTGACAACGTGTGGGATAACAGGGCTTCACTTACCTATTCCTGAACTTGCTAACCGCTCATTTGTTTTTGTACAAGCGGAAGCATGAAAACATTATCCGAGATTTTAATTGACGTTAATTCCTATATCGATCTAACCGCAGAACTTCCCATAGGTGATGATTTGGATGTGCGTATCAATTACGCTAAACAATCTGTAGATGAGTGGGCTTCAAGTTACAGATGGCGACAGCTTAAACAAACTTCCTCATATCTAGCCACTACCGCTTCAATTCCATTACCAACTAATTTTAGAGAACTAATTGCCGTACCAAGAGTGGGAACGACCGAATACCCAGAGATTATGCCAGAGGAGAGGCATAATTACTCAAGTGCTGATAAGTATTGCTACATCCTAGGTGGAGTTGGTAATTCTCACTTAATTGTAAACGGTATCAATGCAACCGACACTATTTCAATCGATTGGCAACGCTTCCCTTCCAACTTTGCAACTTTATCCAGTGTATGTGAAGTGCCTGATCCTGCTTTTGTCAGATTAAGAACTGAGTCTTTAGTGTTGCAGTCAAGATTAGATTCAAGATTCCAAACGATAGATTACGAGGCTCAGAGAATCTTACAGAACATGATTGGTAGAGAACAGAATCTAAGACCAGGTGGCTCATCTACTATCCCTAGAAGTGGGGCGGGTAAATGGCGACTTGGTAGCCACTACGGAACATAATGCCACAGATCCTACAAGACCGACCAAAGTTTAAGCCTGAAAAGGACATAGAAGCCTCCTGGAACTCATGGCGAAAGGGGCTTAATCTTTTGCTTCGACCCACTGAATTATCCAGAGAAGAATACCAAACAGGCGACAACATTATGCTAGTAGGCTCAGGAGTCCCAACTGGTAGGTGGGGAACGTCTGAGTTTTTTACTGCTAATGCTACAGGGTCAGTTAGATCACTAGGAACTTTTAAGAACAATAGTGTTAATGAGCTAATCGCTACAACTGATGAGGGGTATCTATGCAAAAAAGATGGTGTAACTTCAACAAGAATAAATGGTGTATCTTTTCCGTCTGGAACGATAGTCAGATCAGAACAATTAGGAGGTAAAACCTACTTTGTCTCTTCTGCGGTGTCATCTATTCAATATGACGGCTCTAGTATCTTAATCTACGCTACTTTAGGAGTACCAACGGGACTTAAAGCCACTAATTATTCAGGTGCTTCAGGGGCTTATTCATATTCCTGGAAAGTAACGGCAGTGAATAGTATTGGTGAGACTACGCCCTCAACTAACTATGTTTTGACTAATTTACCTCAAGATTTAACTAATACTCAGTGCCGACTATTCTGGACAGGAGTATCTGGGGCAGTAAATTATCAGATCTATAGAGGTCCCGCCGGTGATGAAACATTTCTTAATGCTGTTAATGCTTCTACCACTACTTTTGTAGATGAGGGATTAGAAGCATCCCTGCTTATTCAGCCTCCTTTAACCAACTCAACAGGCGGTCCTAAAAGTGACGTGATTATCAAGTACAAAGATCGTTTATTGATGGTTGATGCCACTAATCGAACTAAACTTTTAATTTCAGGCAGATATCCAAATCAATTTAAGTTTAATTGGGTAGATGGTGGCGGGTATGTTTACATTGATCCAGACTCAGGTGATGATATTGTAGGTTTAGCAGTCCAGCCTGGGTCAGATAGGATTATTGCCTACAAAAACAATTCTCACTACGCAGTTGAACTAACTACTGTATCTATAGGTAATTTTATTGTCCTAGATCCTATTTATCAGCCTATCTCAACTTCAATCGGTGCGTGTAATCCTGATGTGATTGCTACGGTTGAAAATGACACCTTCTACTTTGGTAGAAAGGGTATTTATGTGACAGGGTATGAACCTAATTTTCTTAATTTAATCAGAACCAATGAAGTCTCAGCTCGAATTAGACCCTACTTAGAATTATTAAATGAAGATGACTACAACACAGCCTGTGCGTTCTATGTAAATAATAAGTATATCTTATCCTTCCCCAGAAGAAGAGAGTGTGTTGTCTATGACAGGGAGCGAGGTTCATTTGTTGGGATCTGGAAACTTCCTTTTGGTATCTCAAAAATGCTTCGGTATGTAGACTCAACAGGTACCGAATACTGGCTAGCAGGATCTTATAACTCAAACAAAGTCTATTATTTTAATCCTGCAACCAATACTGATAATGGAACGGCTATTCAAAAAACCTTTAGAACTAATAAAGAGATCTTTGGTAAGTGGTCACTACTTAAAATTGTAAAGATGTTTTACGCCTTGGTCAGAAGAGTCAGGGGTCAGGCTAATGTGGCTTTAATTGCTGAACTTAGAGACGGATCAACTTCAACTATTAAGTCTTTTACTATTGAGGGAGCAGCCGTTACAGGATCAATAGGATGGGGTATTGATATGTGGGGAACCGCACAGTGGGGAACTTCAGATGGTGATGTCACCATAGCAGGCGATGAACTTACCAGATACACGCAACTATTCAAGCCAGTTAGATTACTTTATGTGGAAGTTACTACAACAGAGGGTAACGCTAACTTTGAATTGATAGGTCTACGAATGACTGCAAGTAGTATGGGAGAGGGCAGTCTCTCAAGTGCATCCAGAGTGTGATAACCACTTGCATACCGCTAATTCTAATTTGTATAAGGGGAATTATTATGCCAGTATCTTACTCGCCAACACCAGTACCAACTCCCACAACTCCTGCTGGATCATCCGCACAACCTGCGTGGCCAGCTCCAGCTTATACTCCAGCTCCAGCTTATACTCCAGCTCCAGCTTATACCCCCGCTCCTGTTTATTATCAACCAGGTGGTGCTCCAGGCAGTGTTACAAATACAAATACTAAAAAAAATAATGGTAGTACTCGTCCTAATCCAACACCAGTACCAACTCCTACTCAACCTGCACCAGCAGGATTTAATCCTAAAGATCCCAACGCCACTCCTCCTGATGGTTGGTGGTGGGATGCAGCCGATGGCTGGAAACCGCCTAGTGGTGGCGGTGGAGTCCCTTCAGGACCCTCACAAGAAGAATTAAACAGTGCTTACAATCCTATTTTTGAGTATCTTAACCAGGCTCAATCTCAACTTGGTGGTGCTTATGATAGACAACTAGGATTACTAATGGAGCAAGAGGCTAAACGAACAGGTGATTTAGGTTTAGGTTTTCAAAACTCTCAGGCTCAGATTGGCAACTTAAAACAAGATGCTGGTCAGAGAAAAGAAGATGTCATTACTTCTTCACGCAGACTCTATAACGAATTAGGTATGGCAAACAGACAGAGATTTGGTGGTGCTTCCTCAGCAGGTGACGCAGCTAATGAGCTTCAGTCAATCGAAATGCAACGCTCAATGGCTGGTGCTCAGAGGGGTTATGAAACCACAATGAGAGAGATTGGTACTAAGGAAATGGAAGTTAACTCACAGTATGAGATTGCCAAAAACAACCTAAAGATGCAGGTGGATCAGGCTAAAGAGAGTGCTTATTCACAATTTCAACAGGGATT